CTTTTCTTCGTCCACCTTTATTGCGGGACTTGGAACCCTCGGCTGACGCAACCTTTTGAGTTCCCCCGGAAGAACCTTTTTGACCAAGTTTGTGTGGAAACTCAGCCATCAGGCGCTTATCAATCTCACTATAGTAGTCTTCTGACTTGGGGTCAAATCCTTCATCTTCCACAAGTCTTCTGTGAATGCCAAAAGCAGCGTATGTCATTGCCTCATCCGTGCCAAACCACTTGTTTTCCTCGGCCCACGTTTGAGCGCGAGGGTCAGGAGTAGGCTGTGGTTGTGGCTGTGGTTGTGGCTGTGGTGCTTGAGTTCCAGCGGGTTGCGATTGTTCCGTTTCTGCTTGAGCAACATTCAATCTTTGGCGTTCCGCAGTTAACTGGGCCAAAGCTTCTTGCGCCTCTACCAGTTTATCTACATCTCCGCTTTCATGAGCGTCCTTTAGAATTCGCTTTGCTGAATCAATCTGTGACGTTACGCGGTTACCAAATTCTTGCTGATAACCTTTGTCTAGATTGTCAAGTCTTTGTTTAAGCTGTTCGTTTTCTTTGCGAACATTATCTGCAAATTGTAACGCCGTATTTTTTTGACGTTCCTCTTCGCGATATTTAGCGGTTAAATCATTAATTCGACCTTTCGCGCCTCTTGAATAGTCCTCAAGTTCCTTATCCTTTTCACCAGATTCGGCCTCAACTTCTACCTTTTCCGCGTCTTGAGAAGGTTCTTCCTTCCCTTCCGAAATGTCTACATCAATGGGAGATTCGTCTGAGTCCCCTACATCTATTTTGGTTTCTTCAGTATCAGGCATGTCCTGTCCATCATATCGTCTTCTCCTTTCTAGACATGTTTAATATCATCAGGTTCAAGAATCGTAGCAATGACCTCGTCATCATTAATGATTCGGACTTCGCCCTCTTCAATCTTAAACCTAGCTCCAGCGTATCGGCCAATGCAAACCCATTGACCTTCCTTGCACCACGGCTTCGAATCATCACCAAATTTATGAGGATCCTTATACGCCAATGGCCCAACCTTTACGACATAAGCAACAACCGTTGCCAATGCTTCACGATCCCGTACCGCATCAGGAATAAAAACGCCACCATCCGTGGTGGCTTTTCCCATATATGGCATTACTAAAATTCTCCAGCCCGTTGGCTGGGGGAGACGCTCGCTTAATGAGAGCTCTAAAAGAGAGGGATCTAAAACTTTATCTTCTTTAGCTACATACGCCGCTTTTGTGGAAGCTTTAGCGTTAGCTACGTGATCTGGAACAAGTAGTGTCTTGCTCATTCTTCTTTCTCCAATCTGTCTAAGCGGTCTTTAATTTCCCGTTTTGCATATTGCAAACCTTCCAGTTCGCCTACCAGTTGCCTGTATGACTCCATATCCGAAGGAGCGCCTTGCAATATGTTTTCTTCAGTTAGTGTTATACGACTTTCTACCGTCTTTAAAATGCCGTATGCAAACGACAAAGTATCTTCCATACTTAAAAAGTTCCTTGTCCTCCGTTGCTGTTAAAGTAGCGGCTCTTAAACTGAGCCTCAGTACCCTTAATAAGTTGCTGAGACACACCGCTCTCTTTACGTCTTTGAGGAGCATTTGGAGGAGGTGCATCAACCTCTTCCATCGTAATCTCAACGGGCTCATTCATCATTTCTACATCTTCCATAACTATCTCCTAATGTTTCATAATGTTTCACGTGAAACATTCATTCTCCGCGACCAGAAACGCTACCGTACTCTTTACCCATGCTGTTAATACGCTGCATGTTAACATCCGCACGTAAAAGAGCGATATCTTCTTGAGAATCTATCTTTTCCCTGGTTATCTCGTTATTTTCAGATTCTTTTTCTTGATCAAACCCTAAACGAGCTGAAAATTCATTTGCTTTTCGCTCCATGTCAGCGGCTTTAATATCAAGTTCTTTCTCACGCAATTTAACCAAAGGATCAACGTCTGCGCCCGGAGGTGGCCCCAGTAGAGGCATGATTTCTTGCGTGTATTCAGCGATAAGCTGCGCAACTTCTGCCTCAACATCAATTTGAGGGGGCGGCATTCCTTGAGCAGTAGCCTGTTCCTCAATCATCATCATCTTAGCCTGTACTGTCCCTCGCGCTTTAAGAGCAATATGTTCACATATATGTGCCTGCAAAAGACCCAGTACAGGAGGAGTGCCTGCGGGAACAGGTGTTTTCATAAAAACCATATGCGACATAATGTGTGCATCATGATCCTGTGTCGGAAACGCCTGAAGATTTTCTTGAATTAAGGCTGTGGCGGTTTCGGAGTCGGCAGAATCGATTCAATATCCTGAACGCCCAAGGCTTGGTACATGCGGCGATACGCTTCAAACAAATTATGCATTTGTGGATTAGATTGTGCTAATTCCAACTGCGACTGTGCTAAAGCAAGCCTCTGCGACATAGAAAATATGTTTGGATCAGAAACAGGAATAATGTCTACACGGTCATCAAAATCTATTTGTTTAATAACAGCTTCCGCGCCGTGAACACTATACGGGTACATAGGGGGCAAAGATTCTGCAAAAATCTTTGCTAACATCCTAAATTCTTGTTTTTGAGCATAGTGTAAACGTTTATGAATTGCAGACATAACTCTTGAGCCACGCTCCAGAAGCGCAACCGTAGTTCCAACAGGAGCTTGCTGATTACCGTCCCCAACTTGCATATCGGCAATCGCCGCGAACCTTTGGCCGGCGTCAACAACAAAACTTAATAAGGCAAATAAAGTCTGGCTCGGCTCTTTGTACGGAAGGGGTATGAGGCTATCCCTAAGAGCGCCCCCAGGAGCATCAATATCACGAAACTCCCCAGGAGCCAAAGGCTCATCAGAATCACGAATACGAATACCCCTAGCTTTGAAGCCAGCAGGGAGATTTGCCAAAGTACCAGCATCAATCAATTGCCTTAAAATAGAAGTTGCGGAACGGCCAAGGCCACCAATCATGTGAAGAAGCCCAAGACCGTAAAATCCTAGCCCCGGCAAGAATTTATAATGCGCGAAATACTGATTTTTCTTGTAATATTCGTCGCCTTCTTTCCAGTTACGGCGAATGGCTAAGACCGTTGAACTTCCTTCGTCAACCGTAACGATATAAGGAAGCTTAATTCCTGTCTCCTCGTTATCCAAAGGACTCTTATGTTCAAAGCCCGGTAAATCCAAATCGACATGAAATTCAATCAGGGTACAGTCCAGATCATCCGTAGTTTTCTCTACGCCAACCAGTTCACGTTCTTTATCTCGAAGAGAATCTTCTTGCTCATATGGAGAAAGCTCAATGTCCCTATAAAAACCAGCGGCTTGATTCTTACGAACATTATTCATGTCCATCCGAATTACATGCGCGACACGGGATGCAGATGCTAAGTCCGTCGCATTATATGGAACAACAAGATCATCCGCAGGGACAAACCGTGCCACGGCCCTGTCCAGCATGTCATCAAAGTAAATCTTTTTAAAAGCACTTCCAGCCAAAGGAAGATAAAACAACATACGGTCCATTTCAGGATCGTATTCTTGCATCACGTGCATAATTTCATAATTCATGAATTCTTTAACACGTTGAGCTTGAGCTTCCGATTCAGGATTTGCGGCCCCCACTATCTGGGTTCGAACAGGGCCAGAAGACGGCAAGAGTTCTTTATACGCTTGTGACTGAAACTGGGTAACGGCTTCTGCAATAACAGGGTGCGTAACGCCACTGGAACCACGAAAAGGTTCTTCACGGTCTTCGTACTTAATCCCTAGCAAATCTAGTCCATCTGAGTAGGCATCTTCCCATTCTTGTCGGCCAGATCTATCTTCCTCATAAAAACCAAGAAGTTCTTGCGCGATAGACGTAAGCTCACGTTCGTCAAGAAGTTCCGAAAGATTAGCATCTTGCTCGGCCATCAATTCTTCTTTGACAGCTCCCTCAAAATCTAAAATAACGGACCCATCTTCTTGCTCTATAATCTCAGAGGGCTCTAAGTCTTCCTCAATTTCAATTTCCTCGTCTTCTTCAACAAGGGAGTCACCTTGAGCAGGTATTACGCTATCCATTAAAGAGCCGGGGTTTCTAGCCATAGTATGTCCTAACGATCCTTCAACGATATGTCAATATCAGGAGAAAAACATGGAAAGGGACTTCCTTCACAACAAGGTTCCAAATTTATGCCGCAATTTAAACATTGTCTGTGGCCATGAACTTCCACAACCTGTTGAGCAGAAGAACAATACGCACAGTGTATTTGCTCTAACATTTCCACCTTCTTCTTGCCTGACGAATGCGGCTATTCGGATCATTTCTTGTCTTAGCAGAAGACCGTTTCAGCTGTCCTAATGACCTCGCGCAATAGCTCTTACGTCTTTTAGCAGCCTTGCTCCCAGGCTTAACTTTACCCGTCACCGCTGTCTTCAGTTTTGAACCAGGGTTGGCTCTGCGATGCGCGGCAACCCCTTTCTTGGTCATTCCCGCGCCCTTTTCAGTGGGGCGATAATTAGCGCCTTTGCCTTTTGTAGTTTTACGGATAGGCTTTTGACGTTTTTTCGCCATCTTACTTACCCTCCGAATAGAGGTTGTTAAAGGTCACAGAAGGGTCGAGGTAGGACTCATGAGATTCTGCTGAATGTGTCCATTGCGAAGGCGTAAAGTCAGGAGCGCCCTCCCCCGTTCTCCACAAAGCTGGACTTGTCGCACGAACTCTATTATTCGGCAGCGCCACAATATTACCTGTCCACGGTCCAGCGTCAGTCAAATAGACAACATGTGACTGTTTATGCTGCGCGGGGTCATCCGCAATTTCATGATCGGTGTAGTCTACTGTAAACAAGTACTTCCCCGTGTGAAAACTATTATCGATTTTACACAACCACGGTGAAGAACTTACCCTATCCATTACAATAACGCTATGATTTCTTGATTCACAATCCCAAGGCTGACACAGATGGTCCTCCATAGGCTCTGGCCACTTCTCAAGTGGAACATCCGCTACAAGGGCTTGTATGGGCATTCTAGCCCACATGGCCCCTCCATGAACATTCTCTTCAGGACCTCCTTCCATATCGATTTCACAGCCTGTGAACACAATCTGGAAGCTCAGAGATCGGTCAGGTATCGTATTTACGGCAAACACCATAGCATGGAGGAACTCTCCATGATATTGCGTGTGATTACACGTAAACTCTCTGCGTACCCAGCATTTAAAGTTGGGTACGTTGCTAATGAGATATGGCATTAACGGCGTTTAACAGCGCCACCTTTAGCGTATCCTTTAGTCCTCTTAACCATTCCTCCACCTGCCATCTTGCGTTTAACCGCGCCACCTTTAGCATAACCCTTAGATTTTTTCTTCTTCATGGCCATATCTAACTCCTTTTCTTTGAACTACGGCGTTTTTTAGCAAAAGTCGCCACATTTGTTGGTTTTCCACCAACTCCTTGCGCTTTTGAGCGTTTTCTAGTAACGGCGCTCTTCTTTTGAGACGCTGTCATGCGTTTTGCCTTCGCTAGAGGCACACATTTCGGGTATTTTCGCTTACTTCCCTTAGAAGACTTGCGTCCACACGCTTGAAACTTACCATCTTTTTTCGGAGCGCCAATATCAACCCATTTTTCGCCCACCCATTTGCGTAAACTCATCGTTTTTTACCACGGGCGGTGGTTTTTCTGCGTGTTTTAGTGGTTGTGCGCTTCTTTGCAGTGCTTTTCTTGGGTTTCTTCTTACCGCCAGGCTTTACCTTACCGCTGCACACCGCACTAGCATACATATTAGCATACGCACTGGGGTAAACGTCAAATTTCCGTTTCGCGGCGGCTTTTCCTCGAGGACATAGCTTGGCCATGTTAATTTTTCTCGCCTTGACGCCACGCCCGTGCTTTGGACATGGCTCTGTTTCCAAACCAGAAACTGATTATAGCACTAAATATTACGCCATCTGTCTCTTCGCGCCAAGCCATATCTATAGCCGCCGTCCAATCTAAATTTTGAACAGCAATCATAGCATAAATCATAACACCCTTTGTTGTTAAATAAGCTAAGAGGAAAAGGTAAGTAACAACAGGACGCACAGAACCGCGAAGAGCGTTGATAAAAGACCCAGCGTCGATAGACTTATCATGCTCATACAAACCTTTCGTTTCTTCAATTTCAGCTTGGGCATCTAATTCTGCAACTTTAAGTTTTGACATCTGGTCAGCATACTTAGCTTTAGCCTCAAGCATCTGTAGCTGGTGTGCATCAGCTTGTTTTTGCTTAAATATGCCTATTACTTCGGGAATAATTGAAGTGCCAAAACCAAGAAGACTTCCTAAAAGAGAAATCATTAAACGATATCCTTTTTCTTTGCCGCCTGCCTCCAACGCCAAATAAGAAAAGCTAAAGACGCTGAAATAAACGCAATACTAAGCAACGTATCAAGGACACCAAGCCAACTCGCCATAATAGCGGCAGTTCCAGGGGCTAAAGTTAGAGCATCTTCTTTTATATCCATTATTTGTCTCCAACGGGGGGATGTTTACCGTTATGCATATGGTTTAATTGATCTATCTGTTTGCTTATCCAATGAACATCTTTTTGAAGTCCTTCAAGTTCCCTGTGAAGAAGCTTTAATTCATTTGGTGAGTTTATACCCTTCAGTGTGGTCACTTGGTTTATAATCTTTCCGCGTTCTTGTTCCGCGTTATCTAGTCTCGAATCAAACTTTTCACGATTAATTTCTGATTTTTTTATGTGTTCTTCTAGGTCTTCCATAACACGGGATAAATTAGCCTTAACAACAGCGTATCCACCAGCAATAGTAGCTAAAACCATAACCCCTTGTATCGCGTGATTCGCTCCAAGTTCCATCTGCCTACATGCTCCCACCTTTTTGAGCCGCCCAGTACAAAAAGTAAATCATTCCTAAAACCACAGTAACAATGACCACCGCCTTCCCTCCCTCCACAAGTATTTTGTGAAGTAACTTTCGGTCATGCTCCGCTTTTGCCTTTGCTTTTTTCTTGGCTTCTTCAATTCGTTCGTCACGGGCTTTTATTCGTTTGTCTCGCTCTGACTGAATCTGCCCCCAAGTGCCTTCGCCCCATTTTTTATCTATTTCTTTGGCCAGAGACTCCAAAGCCAGCTTGTTTTGCTTTTCAACCAAGACATCATTCGCGACAGACGAGATTGACGTTTCGTCTTCTTCATCTCCATCTCCTGCTCTAATTCTGAGGACTTGCTCCATTCGGGTTTGTGGTGGCTTCTTTTTCGGCTTCTTTTTATTTTCGTGGTGATCTTGTTCCGCTTTCCAGAGATCTTCCAACCCATGACTAATCTCCTGCACACTCTTAGCGGCTGATACGGCTGATTTCAGTGTACCAATGGCCAAACCTATCGTAACGGGGTCCATGCTACACCTTTATTCCTATTATATTTACGCCGTTTAGCCACTTCACTTTTCCAGCCCCTATAATACCACTTGAACGCTTCCCTTGCCCGTTTATAGCCATCTTCCGTAGGTGGATACCATACATTGCCAACCCTAATGGATTTTTTGCGTTCCACGCCCGTTTATAAAGCTACGCTGCTTATCTTTAAGTTTTTCAATTGAACTACGAACTTCCATCATATCCGTTTGTAACCTAGTGATATTTACACCGTTGCTCATATCTTTTTCTATTCGTCCCTGTATCTTCTCTACCTGGCCACTTAAATGCTCAATTAAGAGATATTGTTCTTGATCCGCACTAGCTTGACCCAGTTCTCCCCTTGGCCACTTAATTCTAAATTCATTGTTCTTGGCGATGTCTGCCTGGAGCTCTTTCAATCCTGTTTCTAAATCTTTTTGAACAAGCTGTTCAAACGTCTCTAGCTTGTTAAGCCTTTCAACAACGCCAAAATAACCCCAGACCCCTACGCTTACAGCGGCGACAATGCTAATCAAATTACGAATGGGCATTGAGATAGCCGAACTATCGCTTACCCTTATCTGGTCACTGTTTCGCCTTCCTCTGCCAGCTTCCTCTGCCATTTACTTTCCAAGGTGTTCTACAGGCAACCACTTATCGCCAGTTTTTCCTGTGTCATATTTACGCAAAACCAGTTTACCTTTTGCACACTCCCACCGTGTGCCAACCGCATGGCCTTGGCTCCGCAATATCTTGCGCTTTACCTTTAGGCATTCTGCCATGCCGCCGCGAGGCGTGTATTCTTTCAACTGCCCAGATATAAACATGTGCAATATCCAGCCAGCGAA